CACCCATGCCAGCGGCGATGGGGGTGATGTTGCCTGCGTCGCCGAAGCCGGGTGTGACACCCGAGGTGCTCACACCGAGCACCTGAATGACGCCGGCCGGGAAGGTGTAGAGCAGGGCCGAACCGGTCGAGATCAGCGTGGTGTTGCCGATGGTGGCGGGCGTGCTGGCGAGGGTCAGTACGGTCTTGTGGACCGCGCCGTTGCCAGACTCGACGGCCGTGACGGTCGCCTCGGCGACGCCTGCCGCCGCGCTGGCATCACCCTCGACGCCTGTTGCGTTGACGCGCAGTACGCCATCGACGATGTCGACGGCAACGGCGGTGCCGTCTTCTCGTGAGCCGGTCAGAACAATGTCTGTGATTGCCATGGGTGAATCCTCTGATCAGCGAATCGCTGGGTAGCGATTCGTCAGTTCGATGGTGACCGCCGGAGTGGCGACCAGGGGGCGGAAGATCTGGATGTCGAAGGAATGCTCCAGCACGTCGTCGCCCGAAGGGTCGATCGAGAACGGCTGGATCGTTGCCGACGGGCATGTGATCTTGAGCTGGAAGGGATTACCGGCCGGATCGAGCGTCGAGCTGAGCATCGTGATGACGAGTGCCCGCTTGACTGCGGCGCCGGTGCCGGGTGTAGTGGCGGCGGCGGAACCGTAGGTGGCCTCCCGCCAGAACTCGGTGGCGAGGTCGGGACGGACGGTGAAGCCCATTGTGATCTCACGGCGCTTCGGAACCAGACTCGACAGACCAACCTGCCCGAGAGCGAACACGTCGTCCTCGATGTTGTTGCTGAAGTCGAACGAAAAGTCCCGTGCTTCGACGTCGGCGGAGTTCCAGTTCACGGTGATCTCGGCGCCCGCAATGAGGGGCGTCGGGTCGAAGGTGATCGGGGTGGTGGCGGTTTCGCCAGCCGTCTGGGTCTTGGCGATGATGCCAACGGTTCCCATGGCGTAGCCATCAGCATCAGCGGTGAAGGCCAATGTGTTGACTCGCGCATCGGTGTAGTTGAACACGTCGTAGTCGCCAGCGATCGCTTCCTCGATTGACAGGAACGGCAGGTTCGCCACGGTGTCGGTCGGGGTGATGGTGTGAACACCATCCATGTCGGTGTCGAACGTGATGCCGGCCGGGACCGAGCTGACAGCGCCGAGCGCAGCGGTGATCAGAGTGCCGATGGCATCGAACCGACCGTAGAACTCGATGTCGCCCGAGTAGGCGATGGGGCCCAGTCGTGCGTCCTGGATGTCGCGATTGCCGCCGATCTCGGGATCGGGGATCATGAGGTCTCGGTTGCCGGACAGGCCGGTACTGAGCACCTTCATGAAGTGGCCAGCGTGGGGCTCACCACCTGTACCGGCGCCACCAGGATCAAGATACGTGGCCTCGACGGCCTGAGTCTTGAACCCGATGTGACCTTCCTGTGATTGTTTTCCCATTCAGATCACTCCTCGTCACTGCTCGGACGGGGCCGAGATGGGGGGGTTGGGGCGTGGGCCGGAGCCTGTGCCTGTGTGGACTTGCGGAACGAGGACACTGAGGCCTCTTCCTTCTCGACCTGAGCCTGCAACGTGGCGAGGCCACGTGCCTTCCACTCAGAGTCGAGTCGTTCGTTCTCGGATGCCTCGGCGGCTTTGCGATCAGCCCTGGCCTTGGCCAACCTGCCCTGTAGTGCTTCGACTGTGTCAGCCATCAGATGTTCTCCGTAGTCACGGTGATTGTGGTGTGGGAAGCAGCTAGGTGCGTGTCACCCAGTTGACCCATCTCGTAGTCCTGTTTCGTGACCCGCATTCGGGTGTACCTTTCGGTGACACCGTCGGTCGTTTCACTTAACGCTTTCAAACGTACTTGGAGCGCTGGGTCGTGGTACAGCATTGCTCGAAGCCTTTTGGTCATCAGCGACATCTGGGTCCTGGCGTGCGCCCTGTCCATTCCCTTGAAGATGATGTCGATCCCGTAGACGTATGTGCCCCGAGTCGGGAAGTTGACGCCGATTTCGAACGCGTCCTCCGGTGGTTCCCAGTGACGTATGTACACACCGAGTGAACCCGTGGAATCATTCGCATCGAGAGGGCGATCGGTGACGGCCTGGGACCCGATGAGATCCATGAGCTCAGGCGTCTCGCCTACCAGAACATCCACGAAGTTCTGCGGCCACACAGTGGAATCAGCCATGAGGTAAAAGATGCCCCGGAACCATGGCCCAAGGCAACCCTTTCATGTTCGGCCCGCCCGCATGACGGCAAAGAGATGCGCCCGGAGGGACTGAGCTATGAGTTCGGCATCGGCAAAGTCCACGCCCAGGACAGGCCGTGCTGGAGCCCGATCATTCCCGGACTGGGCAGTTGTCAGCTTCTTCAGCATCCGACCCCCCGGTTCACGAGGCCAGGAAAGCAGCACAGAGCCGGCGCTCGAGGTGAGAACGCCCTGGTCACCGGTCACGAAGTTTCTGAGCTGGCCGGTGCGATGGTTGATTGGGTGCGCTCCTGGGAAACCGATCGACTCGCGAATCTTGACCGTGACCGGCGAAAGAGGCTCCCATGGGCCACCAACAGCATCATCACCCTCGGTATCAAACCGTGTGTGCGCTCGGGCCTGCAAAATACCGACTACCGTTCCGCTCAACCAACCCGCCAAGTGGTCCGGCTGGACCGCAAGGTTCAGTAAACGGATTGCCCTCGGGGTGCCGCCGAATCCAGTTGGGGTTACTCGAACGACGATGCGGATTGCGCTCATGCGTTGGGGTCGACGAAGGCCGGCGAGGGCCGCCACACCCTGCGGGCGCCCGGCTGTGTGACCGTGGTCGAGTGGACGGTGTCCTCCCAGAAGGCGAAGGGAGACTCGGCGTCGCCCACGAACAGGGCCGGCCCACGGTTGGCAGTCGATTCGTCGTGAATGGAGGAGTTCGGTATGCCGTCCAGGGCTCGCGTGCCGTCGACAACAGGCTGTAGCAGGTGGTCGGCGCGCTCACGCAGATACACCGAGTAGGAGAGGCCGGATTCGGACGCCCCACCTTGGCCGAGCATCAGAATCGAGGTCGCCATGTAGGCGTGGACGCGGGTCAGGAACTGGACCGTGTAGTGGGGCAGGTTGTCGGTGGGGTGGATCGGTGTCGAATACCGTTGGCCGAGCAGGGCCTCGATCTCCATCCACGCCTCGTTGATGATGCCGTCGAGGTCAACGTCCTTGGAGATCGTCATGTCTCCGGTCATCAGGTCGTCCTTGACGGCGAACCCCAGAGCCAGAACCGTGTCGGTGGTCCAGATGAGTTGAAGGTCTGAAGTCAGTGTGGCCATCTGCCCAGTGTGGCAGGAAGTTCAGAACCATTCCTCCAAAACGCAAGCGACCCCCCACCCGAAGGCGAGGGGCCACTGCACGTGATCGACTTACCAGAGGTTGAGCTGGTAGGTCAGTTCCATGTGGGGGAACACAGGGAATGCCTTGATGCCGGAACCGACATCAGTGCCCCACGGGTCCTTCGTCCCCTGCTCCCACTCGTAGAACCCGGAGCTGAAATTGCCCTCCGGGTGCGGGGAGGTGAGGGTCTTGGCGAACCCGATCTCGGTCTCCGAGACATCGTTGATGTCCTGAGTCGAGGGCAGGAAGATCGCCCTGTTCTCAGCCAGGAACCGGTTGTTCGTGGTCGTGGTCGAGCCCAACGTGCGGGTGCGGTACTTCGAGTCGTAGGCCCGGAGCTGAACGCCAGTGGCGCTCTGGACGACAGCGGCTGCTGCGTCGTAGTTCCAGCCGTCGATGACGTACCGCGGTTCGGGATTGGTTCCGCCGGCCATGGTGCCGACACCCGCCCTTGCGGCGAACTTCGAGGAGTTGATGATCTTGCGAATCGCCTTGGGCGACAAGATCAACTGACCCATCTCGATGTCGTAGGTGTCCTTCATGGTCTCGAGGACGGCGATGATGTCGCCGATCGGATCATGAGTGCCGTTGGTGACATCCCAGTTGATACCGGAAGCCACTGCCTGCGTCTGCTGCCCTGCGGGCCGGACGTAGTCAACGACGAACTTGACCTTGCCATCGTCGTAGGTGATGGAGCCGTCGAGGAGGGCCGACATGGTCAGCCACTCGAGACGGTTGTCCAACTTGCGACGACGACGTGCGGAATCGCGAGCCAGCTTGGCCTGCCAATCCTCGGTCATGGAGTTGATGGTCAGCGGGAAGCTGTCACCGCCAGCGAGTTCCGCCAGACGCTGGTACTCGCGGAAGCGAGTGACGTCGGAGGCGCTGTAGTGATCCTTCTCGGCCCAATCCACGATGGACGCCCGACCGAAGCCGATCGTGTCATCTTTGCGGGCGAGCTCCGACTCGGCGTCCTCAGCACGCGCCGGGGCG